GGCGATTCGGCATCGGCACAACCCGGCGACCACGCCGGCAACAGGCAAGGAGATAGGCTATGGCACTGGCAACCCCCCGAAACATCGTCGGCTATGAGGAGATCGACGCCGATCTGGTCACGTACAAGATCGACAATTCGACGATCACCTACGACTCCACGAAGGCGAACGGCGCCGCCACGACGATGATCAATAAGGCGGTCACGTTCTCGGCCGACGATACGGTGGCCCTGGCCGCCGACGGCGACGCGATCGTCGGCAAGCTGATCAAGGTCGAGGGCGACAATAAGTGCGCCGTGAAGGTCGAGGGCTACATGACCCTGCCGGGCGGCAACGGCGCATCACTCACCCGCGGCAAGAAAATCGTCGGCGCGCTGAACGCGAGCTCAGAAAAGGGCTACATCAGGGAAGTGGCCACCGGCACCGCGGCCGAGCTGGGCAAGGCGCGCGGCTTTATTCAGAACTCGTCAGACACCGCGGCGGTGATCGTGCGTTTGGAGTAGCGGCCGATCGTTCGTCCTTCGTCGTTCGTCCTTTTGTCATTGCAGTCCGGCCCGCGCGCCGCATATCAGGAGAATCCTATGGCAGCACCTGTGATCATCGATGGCGAGGTACGCCAGAGCCGCGCGCGGCCGCTGGAGGTGTTCCGGCACTTTGGCCCGAGCGTGTACCGCGCCGCGGCTGAGGAGGGCGTCAACCTCAGCGTGTATCTGGAGGCGCAAGATCCGTCCTCCGACTACCGCGACGGCATGGACGCCTTCGAGCGGCTGATGGAGGTGGCGGACATCCGCACCGTCTCTCGCCCGTCGGCCGGCATCTGGGCCAGCGAGATGGATGCGTTCAACCGCAGCGCTGCGCACCGCAGTCTCATGCCCGAATTTATCTGCCGCACCTGGCGCGCGACCCGCTTCGGCGGCAGTGCGAGCACCCGCGCGCTGTACACCTCGGGCGACGATATCGCCGGCTCCAGCCTGCGCCCGTATGCCGACAGCGCGATGACCGGGATTGTCTCGCCGGTCGCGCCGCCGTTCAGCCTCAACGACATCGTGGCGATGACGACGCCGATTACGGGCGCGGCCTACCGCAAGGTGTATCTCGCGACAACCGCGACCGCCGTGCGGCGCCGCCGCGTGGTCGAGGGCACGGATATCCCGCTCGGCAAGCTGACGACCAGCGAACATACGATCAACCTCTACAAGTACGCGGGCGGCCTCAAGTCGAGCTACGAGGCACTGCGCCGCACGCGCATCGATAAGGTGCGGCTGTGGCTGGCGCAGGAGGCGCTCCGCAACGAGATCGACAAGATCTCGGAGGCGACCAACGTGCTGGTCTCGGGCGACGGCAATAGCACGACGGCGGCCGACGCCTGGCAGGCGCAGACCGACTTCGATAGCACGGCGACCGGTAAGAGCGTGACGCTCAAAGCCTACTGGCGCTTCAAGCAGAAGTTCGCGCCGGTCTTCAGCATGACGCACATCGTCGGCGCCGAGGGCGATATCGCCAAGTTGGCGCTGCTCAATATCGGGACATCCGGCATGCCGATCTATATGTTCGACACCGCCGGCAACCCGACGACCCGCATCACGCTCCGCGACGGCACGGTCGCCGGCATCACCGCCGATGTGCCCGCCGATAAGCTGGTCGGCATCGACGCCCGGCAGGCGCTGGAGCGCGTAACGGAAGTGGGCAGCAACATCAGCGAGATCGAGCGCTGGGCGCAGTCGCAGGTGGAGATCCTGACGATCAGCGAGGTCGAGAACTTCGCGGTCTTGACGCAGGGCGCGACCAAAACTTTGGAGCTACAGTCTTAGTAGGTCTGTAGAGTTCAGTATGAATCAGTCGGTGACATGGCGCCACCAAGTACGGAGGACGATATGGCTGATCAGTTGTTGACAAACACCATATTCTTGTGCTATTGCGCGCTGGCTTATACCGCCTGCTGCGTAGCGCTGGCGTATGGCGCGTACATCATCCTCAGTCAATTTGGCTTGTGGCAGATCCGAACCTTGCACAATCAACTCAGGGTGCTGGCGCAATGGGTTGCGGTCGCCTTTGTTCGTGCGTCCTTTGCGCGCAGCATCTTCCATGTTCTGTTTGCGGGTACCAAGGAACAGGTGATCGGGTCGTACGCACGGCGGATTGTCGCAGGTATGGCACACATCCAATCCTTCAGGGATTGGTCCATAGTGGAGTTCCCACGAAAGCCGATGTGCCAGAATGGTTCTGCTGGTGTCGCCTCCAATGCCAATGTGTCCGTACTTCTTTTTGACACGGGAGCCAGTCCAGAGCCAACAGCCTTCTGTTTTCTGGACTTTCTCCCAAAAGCGGTCGGCGAGTGGGCGGCGAGTATACACGCGGTTTCTGGTAGAATGGGGCTGCATATCAACCTCCAATTGATGTGCCACGCCTCGGGCGGCTGCAACCGCGCCGGGGCTTCGTATACGCTGAATTATACCAGAAAGTCCGTTCTAGTTCAAGCGTTCTAGCGCATTCTAGTGCGCTATAGGAGGATAAATCAATGGCGAACAAAACACTCTGGGTGCAAGCCAATCCGACGCCCGAGAATACGCGCAAGGTGGTGCTGTCGGAAGCTGATGAGGCGCACCCGGTCAACGAGAACGGCCTGCACGAGGTCTGGATTGTGGCCTATGAAGACCCGCGCCGCGACGCGGATGGGAATCTGATCGAGCCAGCCAATCCGCCCGTTGAGGTCGGCGATACGCCCGGCGTGCGCCAGCGCCTTCTTGAGAAGGCGCTGATCGAAGTGAGCGCGCCGACCAAGAAGAGCGAGGCCAAAGCCGAGAGCGCCAAAGCGGAGAAGTAAGTGGCCGCACTACTCACCACTGCCGAGTATCCTGCGATCCGCGCCGCGATCGATGTGTCGCTGGATGCGGGCATGCTGCCAGATCCCATCATCGATCTGGATATCTACGCGGGCGCGGCCGTGCGCGACGTGCTGGCGATCGACAGCAGCGCCGAAAGCCGCACGGGGGGCGAGCTGGCGCACGCCCAGAACGCGGCGGTGTATTTCGCGGCGGCGCGCATCATCGGGGCGCTGCCGCAAATCACGCGCGAGACGCGCGACACACACTCGTACCAGCGCGCCGAGGTCAAAGCGGCCGAGCGTGCGGCCGAGCTACGCAGCCTGGCCTCGGCCGAGTTGGACGCCTATCTGGCGACGGATGCGACAACCGACGATATCCCGACGCTGTTCACGACCGCGCCGGGCTATCGCGGGAGGTGGTAGATGTGGCCAGGGAGTGACAGCTTAGCCCAGGCGCTCGCCGAGCGGAGCTTGACCACCTCCGTACAGGTCTCGCGCGCAAGCAGCACGAGCGATAACCGCGGCGGACAAACGCGCAGCAGCAGCGTGGTTGCGACCGTGGCGGCGCTCATCCGCCCGATGGGATCGAGCGCGCAAGAGCAGGCGATCGCCGACCGGCTCAGCGGGCGCACGAGCTGGATCATCGAGGTGCCATTAGGAACGAACGTGCAAGCGGCCACCGATCGGCTGATCGAGGTCGGCTCGGGCCGCGCGTTCGAGGTGATTCAGCCACTCGCGGCGACGCACAACGTCACCCTGCCGATCGTGTGTGTGGAGATCACCTGATGGCGACCGAAACCGCCCTCATCGAACGCTGGCTGTACAGCACGCTCACGGGTGACAGCACACTGGCCGCGATCGTGGTCGGCGGCTGGCACCGCTGGCGCGCAGCTGAAGGCGCGTCGGAGCCGTACGGCATCTTTCGCTTTCAGGGTGGGAATGATCTCAACGCGATCGGGAATGGTGCCAGGGTGTGGCTGCAAGCGCTGTATGCGGTGTATGTCGTGGGGCAGATCGACCTGGAGGCGGCGGCGGCGCGGATCGGCGCCCAGAGGCGCCTGTTTGTGCTCGACAACTGCGAGCACCTGATCCTGGACTGCGCCCGACTCGCGGACGTATTGTTGCGCCGTTGCCCGGCGCTCGTGATCCTCGCCACGAGCCGCGAACCGCTGCGCATCCCCGGCGAAACGCTGTACCGCGTGCCCTC